ATGGCGACGCTTCGGCTTCTACGTTTGGGATCAGGGCCCCGGGCTCCCTGGCGACTGGAATGGTCGGCTCGCGCCGGCATTCGAGCTGCTCTTCCACTTCAATCGGCAGACGCGCAAGCCGAACAAGATCGTGCCCTGCAAATGGGCCGGGCACATCAATGACAGCCATGGCGGCATGCGCGGCAAGGACGGAACGGTCGGCGAGTGGACCCATGCCGGCCAGGGCGTCCAGGAAACCCGCATCCCCGACAATGTCCTGCGCATCACCCGGCACAAGGCGCGCGGTATCGAGACCGAACATCCGGCGGTATTCCCGGTAGCGCTGCCTGAGTTCGTGATGAACGCCTACTGCGACCAGAACGACATCATCTTCGAGCCGTTTGCCGGATCCGGCACGACGCTGGTGGCGGGCGAGCGCGCGGGACGCCGCGTGCGCGCGATCGAGTTGGCGCCCGAATATGTCGACGTCGCCTTGCTGCGCTGGCGTCAGCTGTTTCCGTCCTCCGCTATTGTCCTCGACGCCGATGGGCAATCGTTCGAAGCGGTCGCGGCCGAACGGGGCATCGAGATCGACGATGCAGCGTGACACAATCCAAATCGAGCAGTGGCCCTTGGATCGGCTATTGCCCTATGCGGCCAACGCCCGAACGCATCCGGATGAGCAGGTTGCCCAGATCGCGGGATCGATCGCGGAATTCGGCTTCAACGTCCCGTGCCTCGTCGACGAGCGTGGGGTGCTGGTTGCCGGTCATGGCCGCCTGCTCGCCGCCCAGCGTCTCGGACTTTCACAGGTCCCGGTCATTCGGCTCGACCATCTGACCGACGCGCAGGCGCGTGCCTATCGCATCGCCGACAATCAGATCGCGCTCAATTCCGGATGGGACGATGCGCTGTTGTCGGCCGAGGTTGCGCGGCTCAAGGAAGATGGGGTCGATCTGGAGCTTCTCGGTTTTCCCGAGGATGAGCTTGATCGGCTGCTCGCTGGGCTGGACGGTGAGAAGGGCGGCAACGAGGACGAGGATGTCGTCCCGGAGCCACCGGAGACGCCGATCTCACGGCCCGGCGATCTCTGGATCCTCGGACGTCATCGTCTCCTTTGCGGCGATGCAACGCGCGCTTCGGATGTCGCGCGACTCCTTGGCGATGTTCGCCCACATCTGATGGTTACCGACCCGCCCTACGGCGTCGATTACGACCCGTCCTGGCGCAACGAGGCTGGCGTGTCGGCGACGACGCGCACCGGCCGGGTGTCCAACGACGATCGTGCGGACTGGCGGGAGGCTTGGGCGTTATTCCCCGGCGATGTCGCCTATGTCTGGCACGCCGGTGTTCACGCGCGGACGGTCGCCGAAAGTCTGGATGCCAGCGGGTTTCCGATCCGCTCGCAAATCATCTGGTCGAAGTCGCGCTTCGTGCTCGGCCGGGGCGACTATCACTGGCAGCACGAGCCCTGTTTCTACGCGGTTCGGAAGGGCGCGACCGGCCATTGGCAGGGTGCGCGGGATCAATCGACAGTCTGGATGATCGGGGGTGGCGGCGACGAAGATGCGGCGACCGTCCACGGCACGCAGAAGCCGGTCGAATGCATGCGTCGCCCCATGGTCAACAACAGTAAGCGCGGTGATGCCGTCTATGAGCCTTTTGCCGGTAGCGGCACGACGCTCATCGCGGCGGAGAGCATCGAGCGCCGCTGCTTCGCGATGGAGATCGATCCGCGATACTGCGATGTGATCATCGAGCGCTGGCAATCCTTCACCGGCTCCAAGGCGCAACTCGAGACCGATGGTCGGTCCTTCGAAGATGTACGAACCGAGCGCGGCGCATGAAAAAGCAATCCCGAAGGATGTCGCTGGTCGAATCGATTGCTAATGTCGTGGTCGGCTTTGGCATCGCGGTGCTGACGCAGATCGCGGTCTTCCCGATCTTCGGTCTGCATGTGTCGCTCGCCGACAATCTGGTCATCGGCTTGATCTTCACGCTCGTGTCGATTGCCCGGTCCTTTGCGCTGCGCCGCGTGTTCGAGGAATTCCGGGTGCGCGCCGAACGCAAAAGCGCCGTCAGGCTTTGATGCCCGACGGCGCTGATGTTTGTGGCGATCAGGCGATCCGATAGACCCGACCGCGCCCTTCGATTCTCTCCGACGTCACGTCGAGACCGAGTTTCTTCTTTAGGGCGCCGGCAATCGCACCCCGGACCGTGTGGGCTTGCCAGTCGAATGCCGCGACGATCTCCTCGATGCTGGCGCCCTCGGGGCGCTTGAGCATCTCGATGAGCTTCGCCTGCTTGCTGTCTCCGCGCGTGCGCGGCGCCTGATCGGTCTTGCGCGCTCGGGTTTCGATCTTGGCCGCGACGATGCCCTGCTCGGCGGGAGTGCCGTCCACCAGTCCGCCATCGTCGATGGCGGCAGCATGGCGTCCCTCGGTGGCGGGATCCGTCTCGGGCTCGATACCAAGTTCGTCATAGGCGGCGCGCGACGCTTGTAACGTCAGCGGCGCGCCATCGTCGTAGCGCCAGACGGTATCGTCTGCGCGGCCGGGGACTTCTTCGAGAAATCCCTTGGTGAGGAGGCTCTTCAGGACGTTGCCGACGGCATTGCCCTTGAGTTTCAGGGTGACCGGGAAGACGCAGCCATCGGGGCGTTGGCATGCGGTCGAAAGAACGACGAGTTGGGAATCGGAAAGTTTCGCCATGGTGTGGGCTCCTTGCTTAGCGAGCCGCGACAATCGCGGCCCTCCTACGAGCCCAAGCCCCGCCGGCTTTGCCGGTCGGGGCATAAGCGGGATGAGGGTCGCCTATTCGGCGTGTTCGCCTTCCTTGAAGGCACTGTCGGTGATGCGCTTCAGAAGCTCGGCGTAATGGGCGAGTGTCCCGACATGGCCCCAATTGATGTCGTCGGGTGCGTAGTCGAAATGGTCGTCGCTCAGGCTCTTCAGCCGGTCGAGCATCGCGTCGATTTCGGCCTTGCGGACGATGAAGGCGTCGAGGGCGGTTTGCTTAAGCGGGGTCTTGGTCATGGCGCTCTCCGTTTCTTGATGGTGACGCCATACACGCGCTGCTTTGGCCCGGAGCCAAGCTCTTAAGCGCAGCATTTGATTGCTTTCTTCGAGCCAGGACGATCATGGGATTATCAATCCGCGCCTATGCCCGGCATCGCGGCGTGAGCCACGTCGCGGTGCTGCGCGCTGCCAAGGCCGGGCGCGTATCCCTTGAGCCGGATGGCACGATCGACCCGGCCAAGGCCGACATTTCCTGGGAGCGTTCGACCGAACCCGGGCGGTCCAAGGCCAAGTCCGAGAAGCTCAAGCCCGTGGCCGAGGCAGCCATGGGGTCGGTCCGGGAGACCCTCAAGGAGCAGGGTTTGCCCGCAAGCGGCAACGTGACGTTCGTCCAGGCGAGGACCGCGCATGAGATCGCCAAGGCGCATCTCGCGCGCCTTCGGCTCCAGCGCATGAAGGGCGAGCTGATCGACCGGGCGCGCGCGACCGCACTTGTCTTCCGCATGGCGCGCGAGGAGCGGGACACCTGGGTCAATTGGCCCGCGCGTGTCGCCGCCTTGATCGCGGCGGAGCTTGGCGTGGAGGCGCATCCGATGCAGAAGGCTTTAGAGACACATGTCCGCGCCCACCTCGCCGAACTTGCCGAGGTCCGACCAGAGTTCCGTTGATCTGTTCGGCTTCGAGGGTGCTGAAGAGCTATGGCAATCCTGGCGGGACGGTCTCACCCCGGATCCGCTGCTCACTGTTTCCGAATGGGCGGATAAGCATCGCTTTCTCAGCCCGCGCGCATCGGCGGAGCCGGGGCGCTATCGAACCGCTCGCACGCCCTATATGCGCGCGATCATGGACGCGCTGTCGCCGTCGCACCCCGCGCGGCGCATCGTGTTCATGAAAGCCGCGCAGGTCGGGGCGACCGAGGCCGGCAATAACTGGATCGGCTACGTCATCCATCATGCGCCGGGTCCGATGCTCTCGGTGCAGCCGACCGTCGAGCTTGCCAAGCGCTTCTCGCGCCAGCGCATCGAGCCCTTGATCGCCGAAAGCCCGGCCCTGCGGGAGCGCGTCAAACCGGCGCGCGCGCGGGATGCCGGCAACACGGTCCTATCGAAGGAGTTCCCGGCCGGTCTTCTGGTCATCACCGGTGCGAATAGCGCTGTGGGACTGCGCTCGATGCCGGCGCGTTATCTCTTTCTCGACGAGGTCGATGCCTATCCGCCCTCGGCCGACGAGGAAGGCGATCCGGTCGCACTCGCCGAGGCGCGCACGCGCACCTTCTCGTGGCGATCGAAAGTGTTCCTCGCTTCGACGCCGACGATCCATGGCGTGTCGCGGATCGAGCGCGAGTTTGAGGCGTCCGATCAGCGACGCTTCTTCGTGCCGTGCCCGCATTGCCAGCATCGGCAGTGGTTGCGTTTCGAGCGGCTGCGCTGGAAGAAGGGAAAACCCGATACCGCGCATTACCAATGCGAAGCCTGCGACGGTGCAGTCGAAGAGCACCACAAGATCGAGATGCTCCATGCCGGCGACTGGCGTCCGACGGCGGAAGCCTCCGATCCCGGCACGATCGGGTTCCATCTGTCGGCGCTCTACTCGCCGGTCGGCTGGATGAGCTGGGCGATGATCGCGCGCATGTGGGAAGCGTCGCTGGCGACCGATGAAGCCAAGCGCAGTTTCAAGAACGGCGTGTTGGGCGAGACCTGGATAGAAACCGGCGAAGCGCCCGACTGGCAACGGCTCTATGAACGCCGCGAGGACTGGCAGATCGGCACCGTGCCGAGTGGTGGTTTGTTCCTGACCGCTGGCGCCGACGTCCAGAAGGACCGGATCGAAGTTTCGGTATGGGCCTGGGGACGGGGACTGACCAGCTGGTTCGTCGATCATATCGTCATCGATGGCGGTCCCGAGCATGCCGAGACTTGGAGCCAACTCTCAGGCCTGCTCGACAGGACGTGGCCGCATGCCCATGGCGCGCGGCTCGGTCTGGCGAAACTCGGCATCGATAGCGGTTACGAATCAGCGGCCGTCTATGCCTGGGCACGATCGGCAGGCCATGCGCAGGTCGCACCCGTGAAGGGTGTCGAAGGCTTCAACCGGGCCGCCCCCGTCGTAGGCCCAAGTTTCGTCGATGTCACCGAAGCCGGCCAAAAGCTGCGACGCGGTGCCCGGCTTTGGACGGTCGCGGTGGCGACGTTCAAAAGCGAAACCTATCGGCATTTGCGGCACACGCGCCCGACCGACGAGGAAATCGCCGAGGGTGCGCAATATCCGGCGGGCTTCGTGCATCTGCCGCGCGGGCTCGAAGCGGAGTGGGTGAAGCAGCTCGTCGCCGAGCAACTCGTGAGCGTGAAGACCCGTCGGGGATTCCAGCGGCTCGAATGGCAGAAGCTTCGCGAACGCAACGAAGTCCTCGACTGCCGGGTTTACGCCCGGGCGGCCGCCTGGATCGCGGGCGCGGATCGATGGACCGATGAGAAATGGCGCGATCTGGAAGATCAGGTCGGACCCGCGCCTGATGGAATCGTCGATGTGAAACCGGATGCGTCGATCGCAGCCGGTGTGCTGGCGCGTGCGCCCGTTACCGGCGGTAAACGCCGATCTGACTGGCTCTCGGGCGTGGACAAAGGATGGTTGCGATGAGCTGGACGACAGCCGAACTCGATGCTCTGCGGCGCGCCTACGCGTCTGGCACATTGCGGGTTAGCTACGACGGCAAGACCGTCGAATACGGCTCCGCCGCCGACCTGTTGTCGCGGATCCGCACGATCGAGCGTGAAATCGCCGGGGGTACTGAAAACCGTCCACCCGTCGCCGGTTTCGCCGGGTTCTCGCGCGGGGAGCGCTGATGCGCCGCGTCACTTGGCTTGACCGCGCGATCGGCTCGGTTGCACCCCGGGCGGCACTGCGCCGTGTGCAGGCGCGTGAGAGTTTCGATGCTCTGGCGCGCGGCTACGACGGTGCTGCCAAGGGGCGGCGAACCGATGGATGGCGCGCGGCCGGAACATCGGCCGACAGCGAGATTGCTGTAGCAGGCGGATTGCTCCGCGACCGTATGCGCGATCTTGTGCGCAACAATCCGCATGCCGCCAAGGCGGTGTCGGTTCTGGTCAACAACATCATCGGCTCCGGCATCATCGCCCGTGCGGCCAGCGGGAACGACAAACTCGACGCACAGGTTAATGCGCTTTGGGAGGCGTGGTCGGCGCGCTGCGATGCCGACGGCCAGCTCGACTTCCTCGGCCTTCAGACCTTGGCCTGTCGTCAGATGATCGAAGCAGGCGAAGTGCTGCTGCGTCGCCGCCCGCGTCGCGCGAATGACGGACTGGACGTGCCGCTGCAGCTGCAGTTGCTCGAAGCCGACATGCTCGATGCGGGCCGCAATGGCGATCTCGCAGATGGCGGTCGTGTCGTCCAGGGGATCGAGTTCTCAAGCCTCGGACAGCGGCGTGCCTTCTGGCTATTCGCGCAGCACCCGGGCGATAGCGTGGTCACGACGCGCCGGCGTCTCGACAGTCTCGCGATCCCGGCTACCGACATCGTGCATCTATACGAGAAGCAGCGCGCCCAAGTTCGCGGCGTTCCGTGGGGCACGCCGGTCATGCGGGCACTGCGCGATCTCGACGACTGGACCCAAGCCGAGCTGGTTCGCAAGAAGACCGAAGCCTGCGTGGTCGGCATCGTGCTTGGCGCCGATGAGGCCGAGCAGGGAATAGCACCGTCCGTGGTGGACGCCGACGGCAACCGCGTGGAGCAATTCGAGCCTGGCCTCATCGCCTATGCGCGCGGCGGCAAGGATATCCGTTTCAATCAGCCGGCAACGACGGCCGGCGTGGCGGAATGGCTGCGCGCCCAGCTGCACATCGTGGCGGCGGGTTTCCGGATGCCTTACGAGCTGCTGACCGGCGATCTCAGCCAGGTCAACTATTCGTCGATCCGGGCGGGTCTCGTCGAGTTTCGCC